AATTGCTGTCGTAAGTCTGAACGACACATTTCTAATTCAAGATCGTAATCCTGTTTCACTTCCCTGACATCTTCACGAAGGTTACGCAAGTCGGAAATCACTTTGTCAAAATCAGTATCCATTTTACAAATGTACACGGGAAACACTTAAGTATGTGAACAACTATCTAAATACTATGATCTGGTATTATTGTCGATCGTGTAAAATTACATATGACGGGTTTGCGCAATGCTGTCCCGATCTTGATCACGTGCAACTTGAAATTACAAGCGATTCAGAATTTTCAGATTCAGAATTATAAAGTGGTATATCCTTCTAATACATCGTCGGTGGGTGGTGGCGTTTCTTCTTGATCATCTTCTTCACCTTCTTCACTGGGTGGTACACCTAATGCTTCCCACGTCGCCTTAGCCATGGCAGGGAATTTATAACTCTTCTCTTCCCTGGACTTAGAAATCTTGGCAATTATAAAAGCGACACAGACGGATACGATCGCGGAAATAAATATAATACGAGTGATGGTTGGCTTGCGGAGATTCATGTCTATAGTAGAAACATAGAATTAAATATTCGGTACTTATATATGAAAGTGGTTCTCAAGAAAAGTCCCAATCCCAAAAAAAAGTATAGGGTTACTTTCGAAAACGGTTCACATGTCGACTTCGGAGGTAAGGGGTATTCAGATTATACGATTCACAGAGACCCGTCACGTATGAAAAGGTATCTCGCACGTCACGGACGCATGGGTGAAACATGGACTAAAAGTGGAATTAAAACGGCTGGGTTTTGGTCTAGATGGCTTTTATGGAGTAAACCTTCGATGTCGGGAGCTAAAAAACTCATGACAGCGCGCTACGGTATCACATTTGCTTAAAAGAAATGATCTGTTCTGTAAAGTTTAGCTTCATAAGGAGCAGCTTTACCGAGTACATTAACATTCTCATTACCGTATAACTCTCTACACCCTAAATCATCCATGCAGTCACGGCCATCGTGTGTTATAGGTATCGAATAGATCTGCTGTCCAGGTGTAGATGTATAGTAATGATACTGATCGCGCCGCCCACGTACTTCTTTTCCATACAATGGGAGTGTATCGCCATTATCACCTATCAGTACACCCATTTGCTGAACATGTCCAGGTTTATAGTCCTTTATAGGCGGGTCTCTAAATTCTGGTTGTCGTCTGCGGAGTGGCTCTATCTGACGCATTGGTGGACGCATAGGCACCTGAACAGGTACCCGAACAACTTCACGGGGTCGTGTCACGAGATATATAATCACACCCACAAGAGCGATAATAATAATTAATCCCGTCGCGTTCGCGTTCTTACGTTTCATTTATATATCCTAGGAAAATATTCTGGGACGTGGTATAATTCCAAGTTTGAATTGTACCATAAGCCAAAGGGAGAATAATATAGATTTAACTACCTGATCGGACGTTTCATTATCAATGTTATATATAGGTCTCATCAATCGCCCAAAGAATGTATCTTTCTGTTCTTTACCAGTCATTTGAGATTCTAAAATCGTGAGAGCGCATGTATCATCATTTATCGCCCAATGAAAGAATACGAATGGTATTATTACGGAATACATCTTTAGCCACTTTATATTTCTCGTAAACGGAACTACGAGTGACGTGATGAATACTATTGTGTGAATTATAAAAATAATATTCATATCTTAATATGGACAAAGAAAAGAAAGTGCGTTCAAAAACAAAATTCGCGTGGTCTCCACAGCAGGAGCAGATTTTGAAAACATGGGGTGAAGCTTCCGCGTGTTACAGGTATATGCATAACCATGCGTTCTTAATATATAAGAAACAGAATATGCAGTTTTCACTCCCTGTAATTGTTTTATCTACGATCACTGGTACTGCGAATTTTGCACAGAGTTCACTACCCGCGAGTATAAGAGGTGCGGCACCTGCGGTGATTGGCGGGCTTAATTTGGTCGCGGGTATAATAGCCACTATCATGCAGTTTCTTAAAATAAGTGAAATGATGGAAGGAAATCGTGTCGCTTCACTGCAATACGGTAAACTATCACGAACGATTCGCTTAGAATTAACACTTCCGATAGAAGAACGATCGTGCGATGGATCCGCTATGATAGATACGTGTCGCGCTGAATATGATAAGCTCATTGAACAGTCCCCACCGATACCATATTTTGTCATTCAGGCGTTCGAAAAGCAATTCCCAGATGATAATGGAATTTTCAAACCAGAAATAATGCACATTCAACCGATTGACATGTTCATAAGTGAAGATGAAATGACTAACGAATTGAAGAAGGATTTATCTGCCATCCGCGGTGGGAGTGACGGTTCTGATTTAGAAGATGTCGTTATAAAATCTTAGAGACACGACGTGTGAGATATGCAACCATTATAAATAACATTACATTAAAGATACCGATGCAAATCAAATAAGGAAGAACCCTCTTTTTCACGGGTTCGAGTATCCTTGTCTGAATTGTATCACTCTCTAAAAAAATATCTAAAGCTTGATCAGTAAGTTCATCAGTTATGGACTCCTTCATTAAAATTATACCACAAAAAAAACCACGTCCACCGACGCTTCACCAAAATGAAATCGACTTACTCGAAAAATATATCAAGGAAGGTCATAACGTTTTCATATGTGGTCAAATTGGAAGTGGTAAAACTTTTATCGCGGAAACTGTTCTAGATTCATCTAACACGATCGAATTACATTCTGAGCTTTTTCAGAAAAAAAGTACGTTCATGGATTTGATCGGTCGTACATCTTCTCATATTTTTATTGACGGGTATGATGCAACCATTCATGGACATAAACAGATTATAGACCGTGTTTCCGAAAATAAATTAAAAATGACCAGTGGATCTGTTGTGGTTACATCTACATCGATACACATGATACCTAATTTCAAACTTATAATCGTACCCAGAAGAACACCAGATGCTATATGTTCTCTCGCATGTGATAACCCAAATGCTAGTTACGCTGCATCCGAATGTAACGGAAACATACGAAACTTTTTCGACTATCTAAAATTTTCTCATGTAAAGGACATTTTCAAAACGTCGAAGGATATCATCACTGATATATTGTGTCGTAAGGGAGGGTTCGATACATCTCAAACGATACATGAACATGGTCATGTATGTGATGTCATACACGGAAATTATCTACTTTCAAAAAATGCTAACGTGTGTACTATAATTGATTCTTTATCAGAATCGGACATATACGATACACAGATGTATAAAGGTGATTGGAATTGTATGCCGTTTTACATCGCCACCGGAATGGCAGTTCCTAAACTGAATATGGGTGAACCAATCGACCCAAATAAAATACAACCCGGAAGTTTATGGACCAAATATGGCAATTTCAAGATGCGACAAAATAAACTCCGTGCCATTCAATCGAGGCATCCTACTAAGTTGGGGCATGATGAATTGAGTTTAATTAGACAATACGCGATTGCGGGGGATCTAAACCCTTTAATAGAATATAAACTCGAACCACTTGATTTTGACGTGATGAATCATCTCGCAGTTGGTAACAAATTGAAACCGGCTGATGTTACAAAAGTTAAAAAGAAACTTCGTAATTTGTTAAATGAGTAGTGTCGACACCGATTCCGATACAGAAGATCATGAAGTCGTACGTGTGAATGGATGTGACATATATTACTATGGAGAAGTCGATAGGGAGAATGCACTCGAATTTCTAGATGTGTTTAAGAAGCTCGAAGTGAATCTATTGAAAAAGGCTATCGAACTACCGGGGTATACGCCTACGATCCGGGTTCATATACATAGTGATGGTGGTGACGTTTTTTCGGGATTGAGTATGATGGACGCTCTAAAATCGTCACGTGTGAATGTCGTCACGATCGCAGAAGGTACCTGTTGTAGCGCCGCGACTTTTATGTTACTGGGTGGAAGTGAGAGACTTATGGGTAAGTATTCATTTATTCTCATTCATCAACTGTCATCTGGTTTCTTCGGTAAATATACCGAACTGAAAGATGAAATGAAAACGTGTAAAAAAATCATGTCGGTCATCACGAATTTATACGAGAATGAAACGTCGATCCCGAAAGAAAAGATGTCTCAATTTATGAAACGTGACATATATCTCGGATACGATGAATGTATCAATTACGGGATCGTTCACGGGCATTCTTAGTGATGATATATCGCCTGTACAAAACGAGTACACCCAGTATAATAAATCCAACGCTAATCGTATTCAAATTCATGGGAATGTTCGTTAACGGAGGAGGCTTAAGTCGCTCCATTCTTTCATAATTTACAACGGGTATCATCCTACTACATTATGAACACAATTTTTACCACCGACAAAAACGGCAGGAAGCGCTACATCGACATCAGGGTCGAAGAGCGGGGCGGATGTTGGTGCATTGTTAAGGCGTCTGGTCAGGTTGGAGGCAAAGAAGCTACATCTGTGACTGAAGTCCCACTCGGCTATGAAAGTGCCATGAAACGTGCGAACACGATGTGGAAAAATTTGAACACTAAGGCTACTACAATCCTACCCATGCTCGCTAACAAGTGGGAAAGTCGTAAAAAGTACATCAGTCAACCCTTTTACGTTCAACCCAAATTGGATGGTGTCCGTCTTTTGGTATCCAAGGACGGGGGTATCTCGAGGACCGGAAAGATTGTACCCGGTACTGAAATTCTTGGCAGGGGTCTCGAGGAGGGTCAATATGTCGACGGTGAAGCATTTGATCCCAAGCTCGACTTTGAAGAACTTACGAGTACTTTCAAAACCGACCCTTTGAAGCTCAAGTTTCACGTCTTTGACTACTTCGACCTCAATAAACTCGATATGACATTCGAAGAACGATGGGAAAAGGTTAAGTCTCTCAAGAACCCTCACTACGAATATGTGGAGACGACACTTGTCATGTTGCGGGACCACGTTCCGATGGTGCACAAGAAGCACGTCGAGGATGGTCATGAGGGTACCATGATCCGTGATAAGGACAGTGTATATGAAGTGGGTCAGCGAAGCAACTACCTTCTCAAGTTCAAGGATTTCCAAACCGAAGAATTTGAGATTGTCGGTGCCAAGACGGGTCATGGTCGTGACGCCGACTCGGTTGTATGGGTGTGTAAAACTCGAGACGGTCAACAGTTCACGGTTCGACCCGAGGGTACTATCGCACAGCGTGCAAAACAATACAAAAACCACGAGAAGTTTATGGGAAAGATGCTCACTGTACGTTTCCAAAACCTGACCGCTCTCGGTATCCCACGTTTCCCTGTTGGTGTGGTAGTCAGGGATTATGAGTAAATTTATACGGGTGGTGCTGAAGGATCTATTCTAGCTGTAGTGCGCATATCGACATGCGCTGATGGATCTAATATAGCCGGGGCGTGTATTGCTGCTAGTTTCGAAAAGTGTTGTAGTTCGATGTGAATTTGTTTAAGTTCGTTACATATTTTGATATATGCCCACTCCCTTTTTGTCGGGAACATCTCGTCGTCCATTATTTCCATAATTTTTCGTACATGTTCCATACCTAAGTCAAGCTTAGAAATTATAATATCATAATATAACATGTCTCTCACCCCCATCAAGTTAATCAAAAATGTTTCAGTGAGAAGTAAACTTCTCAAAATTAAAGGTGAAACCCCTGAAATTGACAAGAACGATTATATTGAGTCGCGAATTCTCACGAATAAGAAAGCAAGTAACCTCCTAGCTATAGAGGATGCTTCTGAAATTGCCAAGTACTATCTTCATAAGAAGGGTGTATTCGAGCGAATCGCCAAGGATATCAAGAAGGAATCCGGGAAGAACTTCCGTTTCCTGATCCGTAAGACATCTTCAATGGAAAAGCGTCCCTTAGCTACCAAGGGTCGTAATGGTACTGACTATATTCTCATGGAGCATTCGTTCCCTGACGGATCTGGACATTATGGCATGACACGAGTTAATCACACTAATAAGACTGCACTGATTTATGACTCGATGAAAAACGAAGATTCTGATTTCGAGAGCCCATTAAAGTCCCTTTTGGGTAAAGGATACAAAGTATCGAATGGGACAATTCACGGATGTTATCCTCGCTTGAGGAATGCGACGAGCACTGATTTAAATCCACAACCCACTGGTGGATTTGTGTCACAGTCATTTAACGAGTTCAAGAACAAGAACTACGCAGGTGGTCGTGGAGGTGTTCCCAAGAAGCATATGGAAGAAGCTTTTATTGTTTCTCAATATGATGAACTTTCTCAACACCATTTTTGTTATATGGAGTCGTTCCTCGCCTTAATGGTAAATCTCGGAATGGTCAAACCCGGACCACAAGATCCCCGTGAACGTCTTGAGTATGTAAAAAAGTTCATTTGGGGTGTGATTTATAAATATGTTCCCAAATCGAGCCGAGGTACAGTTCACTGGGCATATTTCGAGAAACATTTCCCGTACATCTTAGAGACTATGGGTTCCGACGGTAAACGTCTCCCTATGAGACAGGGTTTCATTCAGGTTCCACCCGCGAAGGGGTCTGTCAATTTCAGGTTGAAGAAGATGCGCACACGCAGTGACATCGATCAGACATGGTCTCTTAAGAAAATTGTTGACTGGTCGAGAGGGGTTCGCAAGTGGATCGCACCTAAGTAGAATCAAAATATTGTAATTTTCATGTAAACAATCAATCAATATGGAAGACCTCCGAAGCCTCATGGCTTGCCTTGACGACATCTCCAGTAAGATCCCCGATGGCCTCTATCTGGAGATGGCTGATAAAATGAAACGTGTTCATGACCACATAAACGGAAACAAACCATTCCACGAAGACACGTTCTATTACAGTGACACGGAGAGTGACGATGACAGTGACAGCGACTATGAGCCTCCCACCGAAGCTCAACGACTTCGGTGGCGAGAGCGAGAGTTTCAGATGATCAAAGATGAGATTTTGGAATGTGTGAAGCAGATGCACGCTGAGTACAAGAATATGGAGAAGTTCGACAAAGTGGCGACGAGTACTTATGATGGCATCAAGCGTATGACTGTGCGACACAAGAGTGAAGCTATCAAGGCTTGGTGCGAAAGAATGGATATGGATGGGAAGGTCCTTCCCAACGTTAAACTCCATGAACGGGACACCGTCAACGAGGCAATTCTTGTTGGTTGCGTATCCAGTATTGCTGCGACTGAGGATGGAGGCTGGACTTGGAAAAACCTGACGGAATGGGGTCTTCGGACGATTGTGATGGAAATTGGAACCGATGCTGAGATTGACAACGCGAAAAAGAATAAGTTCTTCTTTGAAGAACTCTCCCTTAAAACGCTCCAAAAACTCCCTGCGTTTGAGAGACAGATTTACGAAGACTACAAGGAAGAGTGTCACAGGAAATGGAACTCAAATGTGGAAGATGCTGAGAAGAAGGTCAGGGAGTCTGAGGAAAAGATGAACGCCTTAGAGAAGGCGTGTATAGAGAGAGAATATCTATTGGGTGGATATGGTACCGAACGTGGATGGCGTGATTTCTGGTGTATCGACAGAAAGGAGTTCACGACTGGTCGATCAGTTCTTTAGAAAAATAGCACCTAAGTTTGTAAGAATATATGTATTTTTCATCTAAAATATGGGATCTACCCGAAGCCACCCACTCCCCGCCGGTATTTTCGTCGAGATGTCGAATGAGTTTGATGGCTGGACTGAAAAGGATTTTGACGATGAAATCAGAAGACTTAAAAAGCGCGTGAAAGAACTCAAGAAACTTCAGAAAAACAAAACTCTCTCACCGATTGAAGAGACTGAAGATGAAGATGATATCATGAATGACCCCGATGTTCGTGAGATGGTTGAAAATGGTGAACACATTTGTCACATGTTTGACGCACACTGTCCGGCATGTGAAGAGGATGAACACGAAGACGAAGAAGAAGTTCGAGTGACACAACGTAGTAAGATTCGACACGCCGACAAGTTGCGTGCACACTTTTGCTAATCATCTACGAGTAGGTCAAGTTCACACTCGTACGTATGTGAAAGTAGTATAGTTATTAAGTCTCTAGAGAATGTAATATACGTTTTTGGTATATCTCCCCACAACCGTTCCGATCGAACGAATGTTTCTACAGCTCCATCCCTTAAAAGGGGTTCTAGGAGTACCCAATTTGGTTCATTATATTTTATTCGTGTACACCCTCTCGCAAATTTCCTACAATAAATATACCACGCGGCGATACTTTTGTATATGTGAACAGGTTTCTTTCCCTGTTCGAGACATTTTCTAAGAGAAGGAACTACGAACGTGTGAAATTTAGTAAAGCCATCCATACATATCCGATCAAGATTATCCACATTTATCTTACTCGAAATCCGTTCTTCAACCATATTGATATATTCATGAATATCAAATGGAATATCAGTGTCAATGGTTGGAGCGATCTCTTCTACCTGTAACTTTCTAAAATGATCGAGATGTCTCGGGTCGCTCATGACCTGGTCGAACGTATCGTAACCAGATAAAACACCCATATATGCCAGTGATGTATGTCCACCGTTTAAAATCCTAATCTTAGCCTCTTCATACGGTTCTATATCTTTTGTGATAACCACTCCGACCTCCGATAAATCTGGAAATTCCGATGCGAAATCATCTTCAATAACCCATTGCGTGTACTCTTCCGTCTGTACAGCCGTCGCACCGAATCCAGGAAATTTTTCTTCAATCTCGCGGCGAAGTGTATCCGTCGTACGGGGGGTGATACGATCTACCATACACGATGGAAACTTTACATTAGCTTTCACCCAGTCTGCAATATCATATTGATTCGTTTGGTATAGATACGCCAAAAACTGTGTTTCGAGTACGACCCCGTTTTGACGAATGTTATCACAGCATAATATGGTTATGGGGTTTGTCCTGTTTCGAAGTCCACACGCGAGATATTCAAAGAGTGGAGATCCAGGTGCGTAACCACTTTCCGTCACCGTGATTGTGATGAGATGAACACTCGGAAGTGTGAGCATATGTTTCGCGACCGTCCTATTCTTAGTCCAATCGATATAATCGAGATGCGACCGGACCTTTTTATACCGTGTAGGTGTCTTAACTATATAGTCGTCTATTTCACGAAACCCTTCGTTCCTGAGATTAACTGCGACGATCCCCCATCTAAGATCACCCGTTTTTCTCATATATTCATCAATGTACATCGCTTGATGCGCCCTGTGGAAATTTCCGTACCCTATATGGACAATACCTGTTTGACATTCAGACTTGTCATACATTCGTTAAGATACTTAGACATATTATTTCTATATATATTAATGAACCGCATTGCAGTTGATATCGATGAAGTTTTGGTACCACTAGTACGTCCGATGGCTAAATGGGCCAAGTTGAACATGCCATCGAGTAATAGGTATGCCTATGTATATCGTGACATGTTCAACATAACCGAAAAACAGTCACAAAAAATGGTAAGAGAATTTTACAAAACGGAAGAATTTATGCTACTACAGCCGACTATCGGGTCGCAGCCTATACTCCGTCTATTGCGCCCAGGTATAGGTAAAATTTACGCAGTGACGGGACGTCAAGATTGTGTGAGACAAGAAACGGAAGACTGGTTACAGTTTCATTTCCCAGGGATTTTTGATGATGTTATTTTGACGAATAGTTACACGGACATGGAAGTTCCGAAGTCAGACATTTGTAACAGTCTAAAACTCGATACGATCATCGACGATAATTACGGAATATGTGAATCGTGTCAAAACAATGGAATTGCGGCTATTCATTTTGGGGGGAGTGATGGTGTGTTATATCCATGGTGTTCGGAATATGAAAACACTGTATTGAGTTGGAATGAACTATATAACGCATACGAAGACGGTAGCTACGAATACATTAATTGAAAAAAATATTGGTTGATAATAGATGTCTCGAACTATTACCGTTACACAAACTAGAACCACACCGAAAACTAAAACACCACCTAAAACAGTTCAACGGACAACGCCAGGAAGGAGGCTCAATAATACGATGGATATCAAATCCAAGCGTGAACAATTAGTAAACACGTACCTCACATTCACATACGAAATGCGTCCAGGTTTGGAAAATCGCGTATTCTGGAAATATGTCATTCTCATGTTGTACTCCATCGATAAAATAACAGGTACCGTAACGAATAATGATAAAAACGCCGAACTCTATTCGAAAATAGATAAAATGACCGGAACAGTTTCTGACACAGACCAGGCGTATTGGACGAATGCGTTCGCGAATATCTTGAAAAATGTAAAACGTATAAACGCATCAACGACAACTCCCCTCTACAATCGCCTCCCCAAAATATAATTTCTTCGTAATAATTAGATGGCTTCTTCTAAATGTTCAGAAAAGCCAATATTCGTCGTTATAAAGGAAACCTCTACAGGATATTCTTTCGATAACGATGTAAAATATAGTAGCCCCTTTGCTAATCACACAATAACACAGACATCTGATATGACACATCCATCTATTATGGTAAAAAGTAATTGGGGGATGACGAAAAGGAATTCTATTACTCAATTAGTTACTGGTAATGCCGGATTTAAGATTTTGAAGAATAGAAGAAATTCAAACTTTTATAAAAGTCATTCAAATGGTGCGTCGGTTGGATTGCTTTTAAATGATACACATGGATATCGTCTAGGGCGTTATAAGGCCTTGAGTGGTGAGGCCCCAAGCGTCGCAGAGCTGGCCAACTTACTGGGTAGTATTTCAAGATCTTCTAAGGATGTGAAGGTTCGTGGAAGCCCAGTGGAATACAAAAGATTACTCGACTATTTTCAATTTTTATTAACACGGAAAGTTTCTGGCGATTCTAGTTTATTTCTCACACGCCCAAACAATGTTACTGTTTTAGATGCTATGAACGAAGGGGGTTCTTCATTGGAAGATGTATATCTCAGTTTATTCGATAGAGAACTATCGAACCGTACCATGTATAATAAAGCGTATTTCATGACCGCGGATCGGCCAGCGGCTATAGCATCCGTCGTCCGCCAGGTACCAACGATATTTCAAGAGGCGGCTAGTAAAAAGACATCTACGAGTAGGTTTCATTTGGTACCCCCGGGAGATAACAGAAGAATATTGCGATACCTGACACAAGAATTGACACGGTCAGGTTTCACTTCTGATAAAGGTATAGTTTCAGTTGACGATTTAAAGATTATTGACAAGACAAGGGAGATTGGGTGGTATCTAGATACAACGTTATTATTCAACAAACGCGTGGTTCCAAATGTCCATTTAAGAGCTTTGGTGTTATTTTATTGGATTTTCAATTATCCGTCCCAGACATCAAATATACCGATTGTAGAAGCATTCTTTAGCATTGTTGATACGTTCCACGATTTTAAACCCACTACAAGGACGAGTGGTAAGGGTAACACTGATGCCATTGGAAGTTTAATGGGTCAAAATCAAAACCGCGAAAAATTTAAAGCTAGAAAAGTAAATACTATAAACTTAACAAACGTTTCAAACACTCGTGTAGCACACAAAACATTGGTTAGGTTACTAGGAAGTGACATATACCGCAAGGTCAAAAGTGGTTATGGCAAGGGGCTGAAAAATACCGTGTCCAGTACCAATAAGCGCCAGATATCATCGGATGAAAAAGTGGGGCGCTTTTTATATTTCGTGACGAATGTGTTTGGTTCGGATTCGGGTGGGTTAATAAATGCATGCGAAGACTTGTCAAGAGACATACTCATTAGCATCTCTGGTAATAAACCTATATATACACGAAACGGTGGAAATAATACGACATCAAACGAGTTGTGTGCCAAACTTGAAAATGAGGGAGCATGTTTGATTATAGATTACATGATTGGCAGCCTACCGGATTGTTTAATCAAACATAGTGTGTTTCATAATGTAGGTGTTTTAGACCCTGCAAGTAAGAGAATATTATCGTGGAGTGAGGTCCAAGGTGGCGATGGGTGTATAGAAACCGCGAGTGACAAAAAAAAGAGACAGAAAAGACAAGCTGAAGCGAAGGCTAGGATTAAAAGGTTGAGAAATAACAGGGCACAAGCGGCAGCTCAAGAACGCCGAAAAGAGCAATCTAAATTAACGAGGGAAAAAACTAGACAGGCAGAGATAAATCAGAAACGTCGCCGAGAATTCGAACTCGCGAAAAGTAGAGCAGAAGCTACCGCGAGAAGAGCAGAAGCTGCTGCGAGAAGAGGGGGGCTACCGGTCGTTACCAAACCATTTAAAATGAACCAAAACCCGTCGAACATGAAAATGACAATTGGTAAAGTGTCACCCAAAAAATCTACAACAACCAAAAAACCTACAGCAGCACCAACATTGAAAAGATCGAGAAACGATAATCAAAATAACAATAAACCACCAGTTAAAAGACCACCTTTACCACCTAGAACAGTGACGAGGGTATCCCGTGGTCCGAATAACGCACCATCGACTGGAACTAGATCAGTGCGGAGTATACAAAGAATGTTTAATGCTTCACCCGCCGGTGGTACTCGTTCGGCTTCGGCTAGACGTACACCGGGTACTCGATCGGCTGCTGGTCAAGTCGCCGGGAGTATTTCCCGCACCCCGGGGAGTATTATAAGGAGCGTTCGGGGGGGAAGAACACCTAAGTAATCACTGCATACACATAAAACTAAACAAATATGAACTCTCTAGACGAGACTATTAAAAACGCTACGGCGATCATCAGTCTCGTGTGGAGTGTCGGTAAGATGCAAAAATGGGTTAATTCGACCTAAGTAGATGTGTATTTAGAAAAATCTAAAAATGTTTGCTCAGCCTCAAAACGTGTATCACAACCCCACGCCACGTCGGTTCAGAACCAGATGTCGGGTGGGTAAAAATATGTACACGAGTATGCACGGTCTGAGCGATAAAAATAGTAGGTCTATCAGTGAAATCAAAACGAATAAGCCATTTCACATTCTCGCGTTTGAAAAGAATGGAGTAGAAGGGATTTATTCCATCGCCGAGCGTCACGAAAACGGTATCGAAGTAAATCACATCGTCGCGTTTCATACTTTTGATGAAGCTTTCAGATACAAAACATTACTAGAAGCGGATACCAATTTCAAACCATTCATTCAATTCGTATCTAAATATGAATTAAATCATGCGTGTAACGTCGGGAATTACAAATGTCGCGTTGTTAATCGGGGAACACTCGTGGTACCACCTTCAAAGACACTTGAAATTACAGATTGGGAAAAGGAAATGGATAGGTAATTTAAAGTATTCGCGTGTGATACATCTATATGCATCTTCGTGAAGCAGTTGTTGATCGTATGAAGATGGGAAAGATGAAGTATGGTCATGGAGTTCGTATCATGGATGATACAGTCACGTGGGGTACAGTAAAAAATTCATGGCTCGAGATGGCATCCGAAGAACTTTTAGATGCCATTATCTACGTTATAGCTGACTATTTACGCACCGAAGAAAAAATACATGATGAAGAGGCTAAGGACGATAACGATCTCATCATGCATATATTTGATAACGTGAATACAGTTTCAAGCGAGAAACATCACAAGTTATTGAGTGGTCTCATTAGTATGACACAAATTTGTTTATAATTATACATGACGTTCGACAAACACATAGTCCGGGAAGGTGTTTCTCAATCTATTCCTATGCTTCGCGTAAATTACATGTTTTTCATAATTTGACATTGATTCGGTAAATAAGTCGATTTTTTTCTGCTCGTGATGTACTTCAAGTTCGATACGAAATCCCCTGTTACGCTCAGGATGTAAATCTCCGATTATCTGCCACATTTCATCTCTAAACATACGTTCACTCTCGGGTAGAAGTAGATCCTCTTTTAATTTAACTGCATAATATCGACGACCTATTGACTGCCATGGTAGTCTTTTAAGACGTTGTACTATGTTCATTTTATACAAAATGCACCATTTTTTTAAATCATAACATTCTTATTAGCTGTGATAAGTAAACCAACCAGTGACGCGATCTCAATTAATAAAAGTGTTTGTTGAGACATTGCAACAAGTTTCGCTCTGACAGTTTTAGGACTGAAATCACCATATCCAACACTCGACATGGTCGTAAACGAAAAGTAGAACGGATCAATGAGTTCTGTGAAACCAAACTCTTCAGGTTTCATCATGCTATACAACAATCCGTACATGAGTGTTATGAAAATTACACTGATGGGTACAAACATTTTTTTTATTATACGTGTATATTAAAATGGTAATCACATTTACACTGGTATGTGCCATCGTATATGTATTATCATTAAGATTAAACGGTGATCGTGGAAATGGATTGGACTATAAATGCTTTCTA